ATTAAGATCTTTTGCTACCTTGCGTAAAATATTATTAAAAATAAAAATTACCCTGCGTAAAATATTATTAAAAATAAAAATTACCCTGCGTAAAATATTATTAAAAATAAAAATTACCCTGCTTAAAATATTATTAAAATAAAAAAGCCATAATTAGCAAAACATATCCTAGAAAACATAAAAAGCAAAAGCCCAAAAACTCTTTTATAAATTCTTTTTTATTCATTTTAGATTCCTTTCGTTTTAACCTAAGACAACCCCAAAATATTTTGAGGTTGTTTCGTTCTTTCGAACTCATCAGTTAGGATTTAATGAATAATTAAGCCCACATTGTTTGATTTATTAAACCATCTAGTAGCATATAAATCAAACTCTGAACTGTCTTTATAGTTTGCTTTTTTAAGGGCTTTTAAACTTCCAAAGATTTTAGTGTGTCTATCCGTTTTTTTATTTATAAATTCTCTTTCCTTTCCACTGTCAGAAAATATAAAATCGAAATTTATTGGAATTGATTTTAAATTTTTAATCATATTTACCTCATTAGTGTATGAATAAAATTTAACGTTCGGATTTTGTTTAGCAATTTCAAACCATTTTAAAAGATATTCTTTCGAGTAATAGTCGCCTGAATCGTGTACTCTAACAAATTCCGCTTTTTTATCTTTTATATCTTTACTTATCGCTGCAACAAAATCATCCTTGAAAGTAGCTTGTAATTTCAATTCGCTCCATTTGCTAGAAAATTTGTACATACCTTTTTGAGCATAGCAAAATTTTATACAAATATCTGCACTCGGACAAGTTGTAAAACCTGATTTTGATTTATAGGCCGGTATTGAAAAATTAAATAGCTTTACATTGAAATGTTTAGCTGTTTTTCTTATTTTATTATTTTGTGTTAATAGATTCATTTTAATGGTTTCCTTTCGTTTCATTGTTGACAATTTACACACAAATAGCATAAAAAGCAAAATTTTTTAATCTGTAAACAAACAAACAGAAATCAAACGGAATCTATAAAAAGAAAGTTATAGAATCGCAGCGTGCATTTTAGAGAATAAACAAAAGAATAATATATTCTTTTTTAATATAATTATACATAAATTTACTATACATAAACCAGGGGTAGGGGGTGCCATACCAAGGGCAGCCTTTCTACTGGCCTCTACTCGCCTGTAAAAATTTTCCCAACTTTTGTAAACAAAAGGAACACACATGGATTGGATATCAGAAGACTCGGTAGAATCGCTAAACGAAGCAATGGAACTCGCATCGGAGTACAGCGACAAGATGAAAGCGTTTCGATCAGGTCTCATTGAGCCTGAACTCAGAAACTTTCAACTTGCAGCACACAAGGCATACGATATGTTTTCTAGCAGAGAAAAGGAAGTGTTTCTGATGAGACTGCGCAATCATTCGTTTCCACTTATCGCATCCCAAATAGGTGTTAGCGTATCATCAGCAAAGACCTACTGGAGACGTTGCCTCTCTAAGTGTAATGGACTGTTCCAGGATGTAGCCTTTATGGATATTATTGATGAGTAGAAAAAAGACAGGCTACAAAGCCAAAAACATAGACCCAGACAAGGTACAAATGCTATCTACGATGGGTTGTAGTATTACAGAAATAGCACGATTCTTCGCTGTAGATGAATCAACGATTCGCAACAAGTTTAGGGATGAACTGCAGGTAGGCAAGGAACAGATGAAGATAAAACTTCGCCAACTCCAATGGAAACACGCTGAGAATGGCAACACCGCACTATTGATATTCCTCGGAAAGCAATACCTCGGACAATCTGAGAAGAACGAGGTAGAAATGTTCGGCAACATGGAAGCAGTCTTGCGTGAATGCGGATACGAGGAAAGCCCTATAGAAAAAGCATACGAAGAGGTAACGAGCAATCAAGATACTCAACCGAAAAAAGCTCTGGAAGTTGGTAGGGTATGAACCTACTAGCAATCAACTAGCAGTACATAATTCAAACGCTCGTTTTCGTGTAAACATACAAGGGAGACGTTCAGGTAAATCTTTTGGTGCAGCTATGGAGATACTGCCATATCTACTATCGCCCAAAACTAGGGGTTGGATAGTAGCACCGAACTACGATATGTGCGATAAGATCGCTAGACTTGTCAAAGAAGCCATTATGATGAAACTCAGGCTTCCTATCGTAGCAAAGAAAGAAATATCAGGACAATTGTACTACGCTAAGATTGGTGGACTGGAATCGGAGATAGCGATACGCTCGGCAGACAACCTGGACTCCCTAGTAGGAGAAGGTTTGGACTATATGGTCATTGATGAGGCTGCCAGTATCAAAAAGATTACTTGGGAACAATACTTGAGACCAACGTTGTCCGATAGAGAGGGTTGGGCGTTATTCACGAGTACTCCTCGAGGATTTAATTGGCTGCACGATTTGTGGGCTAGAGGAGAGGACAAGAATTACACCGATTGGCAATCGTGGCAACATCCGTCAACCGATTCGCCATATTTTAAGGATGACGTTGAACAACTAAAGAAGGAATTGACGTATGAAACATTTGCTCAAGAGTATATGGCTGCATTTACAACGTTTAGTGGAAAAGTATACGACTTACAACGAGATATCCATGTCAGAGACGACATACAGTATAACAGTTCCTTACCCACATACTGCTCAATCGACTTCGGCTATCGTATGCCCTCAGTGGGGTGGTATCAAGTCGACTTCAACTACGAAAAGCCTAGGGTCTACGTTATCGATGAAATTTGTTTTGAAGAGAACATAAGAACTGAAGAACTCGCACGAATGATTAAAGCAAAACAATATCCAGTCCTAACGTACTACGGAGATCCTGCAGGTGCAGGTACTAAAGCGCAGTCAGGTATCGGAGATATAGAGATATTTCGTCAGCATGGCATGAGAGTTCGTTATAAGACCGATAGGATATCACGCAATATACCGAATGGTGTATCCTTGGTCAGATCGTGGTTTGAGGATGCGAATGGAGAACCACATATATTCTTCGCATCTAACTGTAAGGGAGCGATAGAAAGCACTGAAAATTATAGATATCCAGAGAAGAAGGCAGACCAAAGATTAAAAGAAGAGCCACTTAAAGATGGTCGATATGACCACTTTTGTGACCAAATGAGATATATGTTCGTAAACCTATTCGGTATTAAACAGAAACAGGCAGGAGTAATAGACTGGTGATTATAGATAGTTTATCCAAAACAGCAGTGATCGATGCACTTTCAGATCACTTGGCAGTCGTAGAGACAGAGCGTACGCAAGAGCGAGAGATGTTCCTTGATTTCTACGAGGGAATCAATATGGAACATTACATCGGTAAGTTCTTTGGTAACGATACATTGAGACAAGTTCCGATGTTCCAACAGAACCTTACACGCAGAGTAGCGAAAGCCAGATCAATGGCATACAAGCGACCTCCCAAGATGAATGCTTCGGATGCGTACATGAACATGGTTGACTTATCAGACCTAAACTCCAAACGCAGAAACTTAGAAGCCTTAACATTTTTATTAGGCACAATGGCATTTAAATCAAAATGGAACGAAGCGTTACAAAAGGTTCAGTATGATATGCTTCCATTCTTTGAGCCTATGTTCATGAAGGGTGAGCAAAAGCCATTTGGCGTGATATACGCTTTGCAAAATCAGGGAGACTCAAGAATAGAAGAAGAAGAATTCGTGGTTTGGACAGAAGAGCGTGAAGGCTTACCTGCCAAACACTTTGGAATAAAAGGTGACGGAGAAGTCATTCACTATAATGAAAATGACGAGAATCCTTACGGACTGTTACCTGTTACATTCTGCCATCGTGGTTCAGTCGTTAGAGACTGGTTTACCAACGGAGCCGAAGATGTGGTTAAAGCAGACTTGTCGGTCAGTGTAGCTATGACAGAACTAGCGTTGGCTATTCGTTTTGGAGCCATCGGTATCAAATTCATCACAGGTGTTGATGATGCATCTCGTATTGAGATTGGTGTCGATAAGGTACTATATCTACCTGAAGGTTCCAACTTTGGTGTGACTGCACCTGAAGGAAAACTATCCGAAATCATCGAATCGGTGAAGTTCATGGTAGCAGCAACACTTAACAATAATCACCTTCGTATCAAATGGGCTGACTCGCATGGCAACGCACCATCAGGTGAAGCACTTAGAATACAAGAGCTTGAGAACGTTGAAGAACGAGTGGGTGCGATTGAAGACACTTGGAGACCATGGGAAAAGCAACGTTTTGAGATTGACAAGCGTATTATTGAGGTAAAGACAGGCAAGAGTATACCTGGTGATTATACTGTAGATTTTACCGAACCCACTTATCCACTTAGTCCTAAAGATGAAATGATGTATTATGATTGGCTATGGAAGAATGGCTTAGATACTAAAGCAAACTATCTGATGTCTAAAGACCCAGATCTTACACCTGAAATGGCTGAAGAAAAGATTCGCAGGTCGGAAGAAGCGATGAGTCAAGGGAGTGCATTAGTCACACGACTGCTAAATAATGGATGATATCATTAATGGTGTCGTAGCTGATTTTCAGTCAGACTTAGAACAAGCCATAGACCAATTCTCACAAGAAGCGCAAGAGCTTCAAGATGATGGTCTGTCTTATGACCAAATATTAGCAGCTCTAGGTGTCTTATCGATAGCAGACTATATCCTACAAGACCTAAGAATGCAAGGTGCTATCAATCGCTACATGGCAGGTATTGATGCAATTTTTCAAGGCAAAGCTTTGTTTGGTCAAATGACACAAGCAGAGGTTTTGGCACTTCGCAATATGTTCAACAGCTCTATAACAAATTATGTGGTCTCATTAGGTGATGAAATTCGCTACACTGTCGCTAGTGGCATAGGCAGAGGTTTGAAATTACCTGAAATTAAATCCCTCGTCAAGCGTAATATCTCGCTTCTGCCTAGTGCTACCGAAAAATACATATCTACGACAATGGCTACGTTTTCACGAGCAATCACCGCATCCATGCTACAGACTGCACCGAACACCAGATTGGTATACGTCAATCCTTTGGATGATAAGACTAGACCTGTATGCAAAGCAATGTTAGCTGCAGGGTCTATGACAGCAGAGGAAGTGGAGAGGCGTTTTCCTGGAGCCTTGGTAGATGGTGGTGGTATCAACTGCAGAGGGTCATGGGAAGCGGTGTCGGTAGACAAGGGTATTCAAAATAAGGCACAAAAGCTCACAGATAAATTTAAAAAGAAACCATTAACAATACAGCAATACTATGAAACTAGAAACCGCTCTTAAGAGATCTGTAAACGTGCCAAAAGGTTTTCATAGTAGACAGGCTAGAAAACTACAAAAAGGTCTCAAGAGAGAGTTTAGCAAAGGCAATGATGTTCATGGAGAAAGATTTCAGCCATTATCAAAGGGGTATAAAAAAAGAAAGATGCAAGGAATAGCATCTAGGGGTCAGCAAAATATTAGTGGTAAACCTGATATGTTCTTAACTGGACAATTTTTGAATTCTAGTTATTTTAAAAATGTAAAATTTGTAAATAAAAATACAATAAAGATGACAACAGGAATGTCTAGAGAAGGCACTAAAGCATTACAACATTCAGGAAAGATTAAAGCACCATCAGGTTTACCAGTCAGAGCTATCGTGGGTGATCAAGTAGAAGATGATGTAGTCCACCCTAAGTTAAAGAAAGAGTACGTCAAAGCTTATGCAAAGCGCATACGTGGACATTTAAAAAAAGCAGTAAAAAAGGAGTTTCTATGAGTGATCAAGAAACTGTTCAGAACGAACAAGAAGAAGTAGTGGTAGAACAACCACGAGAGCATACTGATGAACAGCACGAAGTCGGTAAGCTAATTCAAGAGTCGAAGAAATATCGCTCTCGTGCGCAGGAAGCTGAAATAAAAGCGAAAGAACTCGAAAATAAACTCAAGTCCATTGAAGAGACGAAGCTCAAAGAGCAAGAGCAGTGGAAGGAACTTGCAGAGAAATACGAGGACGAAAACAAACAATTATCAGCCATGGCGGAAGAAGGACAAAAATTACAAGAGTCCATTCGTCAAGATCTTTTGGGTCAGCTTACTGAAGAGGATCGTGAATTTGCAGATGACTTGTCTACGGACAAACTTCGCAAGTTCGTTAATCGGTCAAGTGTTAAAAAGAATGTCGTAACAAACGAATCTGCTCCAGGTCAAATGCCTTCTACAGGTAAAAGTCCATTTACGGAAATGACACCTGAAGAACGTAAAAAGAAGTGGAGTTCGATTCTTGATAGATATAGGAGCTAATTAAATGGCTAATATTACAACGACTACCGCTAGAGGTTTTGTGGCGGTATAAAATTGCGGAATTAAGCGGGAACCCTAAGTCAAAAGATAAGGGAATCCGAACCGAAGGCTAATCAAAGATTAGTCAGGGGCAGAGCATAGAAGCTGAAAAGATATAACGCTTCCACGAGTCCGCAACAGCAATAGCTGAAAAGATATGCCGAACTTTAGGGAAACCTAAAGAAGTAGAGGATAAAAAGCCTTTACGATAACAGAAGTTGGCAAACTTCATTCCTGAAATTTGGTCAGACGGAGTCAAAAACTACTTAGAGCGTAAGCTCGTCTTTGAACAGCTTGTTGATTCAAGTTACTCAGAGTTAGTGAAAGGTCGAGGTGACACATTTCACATACCCAAACTTTCAGAGAGTTCAGATGCTGCAAAGTCCGCAGGAAGTGCAGTAACTTTCTCTGCTGATACTCATGGTGAAGCACAGCTTACGATTGATCAGCATCGTTACGTTGCAAAACTTATTGAAGATATTGCTTCAGTACAGGCTAACCCAGGTTTGCTTGACAAAGAAGTAAGCACAATGGGTTATTCTCTAGCAAAAACAATGGATGCTTTCATAGAGAGCAAAATTGAGGCTGCTACCACAAATGGAGCTAGTCTTGGTAATGACAATGTTATAACAGCTGCTGAACTTAGAGCAGGAATGAAAACTCTTATGGAGAATGACGTACCTGTTGATGAGTGCAACTTGGTTGTTTCACCTGCATTGTACACTGCTTTACTAGGCATCGATGATTTCGTAGATGCTTCTAAGTATGGCGATGGCGCACCTGCAGCTACTGGAAACATTGGTAGACTTTACGGAATGCCAGTATTCACCAGTACTGTCATGGGTGCTAGTGGAACCACAGGAGTTGAAGTTGGATACATCGTTCACCCATCAAGTGTGAACTTTGCTAGACAGCTTGAGCCAAGAGTACAGTCAGACTACTCAGTAGAGGATTTGGGAACTAAAGTGGTCTCGGATGTTCTATATGGAGCGGTTACAACTTTTGAAGGTCGTATTTACGAATTCAGAAATCCGTAACAGTGATTAAATACGAGGGCGGTCTTAGCATCGCCCTCGTGCTACAAACGAGGGATTATGCCTACATTTAGTTATAAGTGTAAAGCTTGTGATTATATATTTGACGAGCTTATTTTATTAGGCGATGACGAGCCTGATACCTGTCCAAAGTGCAACGAAGAAATTAACAAAGTAATTACTGCCTTTCCTGGAGTTATCTACAAAGGTTCTGGGTATCCAACGAATGATGCTAAAATAGCCAAAGATAATAGAGATATGGTTGCAGGAAAGAAGGTGTAACCTAGCTTGGTATAAATGAATACCAATTAGGAGTTTTCATTGGCAAATTTTAATTCATCACATACTGGAGCAGAAATAGATTCTGCTGTTAGTAGAGTCAAAGATACCGCAGTAATCGCAGGAACAGTCACCGCTAGTAAGGGTATTGTCGTTGATGCCAACAAAGACATATCTGGATTTCGTAACGTAACGCTTACAGGACAGCTACAAGCTGCAACGATAAATCTCACAGGTGACACCACGATTGGTGATGGCGATTCCGATAACATCACGATAAACGCTGATGTAAATTCTAATATTATACCCAACACAGACAATACGTTTGACCTCGGCTCTGCCAGTAAACAATGGAAAGACCTGTACGTCAATGGCATCGGTTACATCGACCAACTTGGTACTGATGCTGATCCGATAGCTATATTTGCATCAAGCGGTGAAATCGATGGTACTGCGATTGGTAGCGAATCTGCAAGTACAGGTGCGTTTACTACAATAAGTGCAAGTGGCAATATTACAGGAAATCTTGTAGGCAATGTTACAGGAAATCTTGTAGGCAATGTTACAGGTAATGTAAGTGGTACCGCAGCTACTGTAACTGGAGCAGCTCAATCTGCTATTACTTCAGTGGGTACTCTTACAGGATTAACTGTTAGTGGTGATGTGAACTTTGATTCTAACACGCTGTTTGTGGATGCTTCAGAAAATAAAGTAGGTATTGATAATGCTACTCCAAGCAGTATGAATGATTCAGGTAATAATTTAGTTATAGGTAGTGGTGCAAGTGGAGATAATACAGGCTTAACTATTTTTTCTAATTCAGATTCTAGTGGCAGTATTCATTTTGCAGATGGTACTTCTGGAGATGAAGCATATAGAGGTATAGTGGCATATACTCATTCAAGTGATGCTATGCGTTTCTTTACATCAGGAACTGAAAAAATGCGTATAAACAGCTCTGGCAACGCAGGTATTGGTACAACAAGTCCTGCAGTTAGGGGGGAAATTAAAAATGCTTCAAGTGGTGCAGTTGCTACTTCAGGAACTACACAAACTAATGGGGTGCTACGGTTATCAAGTTCACAAACTACTGGAGTTATAGATTTTGGCATGAATGGTTCAAATCCATTTATACAAGCAACTGATTCAGGTGGACTAAACAATTTTTATAACTTAGTTTTAAATCCTGCTGGTGGCAACGTAGGTATTGGCACAACAAGTCCACAAAATGATGTGAGTGGATTGCACGTTTCAGTAGCTTCAAGTACAGACCAATTATATCTTGAAAGAACTGGAAGTGGTACTGGTAGATATTATCTTGGCACATCTAACAACTCATTCTTCATAGTAGATGATGCACAATCTTCAACAAGGTTTACAATAAACAGCTCTGGCAACGTGGGCATTGGGCATACTTCTGCTGTTGATACTGATAAACTTTACGTTACTGATGGAGCTTCCCCTTATGCTGGTGCTAACAGAATGATGCAAATAAAAAGAGATGCTACTAATGGAAATGATACAAGTTCTTTTTCTTCTATGTTAATTGGTAACAATTCTAATGGATTTACTATTGGTTACGGAGGAACCACAGATAGATTTAGATTTTTGGATGGAGGTGGTGTAGAAAGACTTACTATTGTTAATGGTGGAGACGTAGGTATTGGCGACACTTCACCTTCAACTGCACTAACTTCTTTTGGCTCTGCTTCAAAAGGTTTATCTATAAAAAATGCACAACCTACTATTTCATTTACAGATTCAGATGTTACAAAAAGAGCGCATATTGCATTTGAAGGAGGTTCGAGACAATTATATCTCTCAAGTCCAGAGTCTGATGGTATAATAACATTCCAAACAGGTGGATTTAATGAAAGGATGCGTATTGCATCTGATGGTGTAATAGTCTCACAACAAGGTATAGAATTTCAAGGTACTGCTCTTGGCTCTGGGCAAACAGGCATAGCTTCAAGTGGTAGTGGTGGTGATTTAAGAATATATACTAATGGAACACAATCAACTACATTTAAGTCTTCAGGTCAGATAGAAACAAATTACGCAGATAATTCTTATAATTTAATTGTAAATGGTCTTGCAAGTTCATCAACTAAGGGAATATTAATATCTGTTGGCCCAAGTTCAGGAACAGTTGACCAAATGTTATTTAGAGATGGTAATAATCATAATTGTGGAGCTATTTTTTCAGATGCAAGTGCTAATACAACAGCATATGGAACTTCATCTGACTACAGATTAAAAGAAAATGAAGTTATCATTCCTGATGGATTAGAAAGATTAAATAGATTAAAGCCATATAGGTTTAATTTTATTAGTGCGCCTGACCAAATTATGGATGGATTTTTTGCACACGAATTAGCAGAACATATTCCTGAGGCTGTAATTGGTGAAAAAGATGCTATGGAAGATGGTGAAATAAAGCCACAGAATATAGATTATGGAAAAATTACACCATTACTTGTAAAGGCTTTACAAGAAGCAGATGATAAGATTGATGCATTAACAGCAAGGATAGAAGAGTTAGAAAATGCGTAAAAGATTAAATCAATGGGCAGATGCAAGTAAGATACTAAACGCTATGGTAATACTTGGTTTTGCAATAGCATTTATGTTTAGCATATTAAGTTGTCAAGATATTTATATTGGTAAAACACACGAAGAATTAGTTCAAGAAATGTTTGAATTAGATAGCTTAATGAAAAAAGTAATTTGGACAGCAGATAGCTTGGGATTGTACAATGATTGAATTGTTGTTAGGATTAGCAATAGGCTTAGTAGTGGGAAGTTCAGACTTAGGTGAGCCAGTTCCCTATCAAACAATAACTTATACCGATAGCAGTAGGATCGTAAAAGTGTACAATACCTCTGCTTTTAAATATCGCTATATGCCAAATACCTATGCTTTTGATTGGAATACAAGTGATTACAGATACTGGGATACCAATATAACTAAGCCAGTTTATGTGAAAACCATTCATGTAAACCCAAAACCTAAACCTAAACCTAAGGAAAGAAAAGAATGAAAGATTGCTGTTGTTGTTGTGGGTGTAAAAAATGACTAAACCTATAGGACAAGATTCAAGTTTAAACATAAGCCTCCCTATGCTTTTTCAAGCAGTAGCAGTAATTGGTGCAATGGTCTGGGGATATGGCGAGTTAAATGGTCGTATATCTTTTCTTGAATATCAAGTAAGAATAAATGAAGAGCATATAGAAGCTATTGAAGAAGATGCAAAAGAAAG